AGGCGATATTGGCAACAGAAGGTTTTTTTGGTCAGGCAAAGGCACGCCTTAATACAGCATATCTGGCAGCTAATAACAAAGTTGTGATTGATGTTTCAACTCCGGTTGGTGAACACACTGCAGAGGTTTTTACATGGAGGATAACAAAGTTTTACGGAGAGGACTCGTTCACAGTGGAAAGGATACGCGATGAAAGTCATTCGAGGGCTTAAGAATATTTATAAAGGCTTAAGTAACTATAACCGGGACAGATTTTTGGAAGCGAATTTTAAAGTCAGAAAAAGGAAGGTGGTAAAAAATGAACAGTAAGCAGGATCTTTTTTTATCCAAAGAGAAACAACTGTTGAGGTGGTGCAGGCAGAAGAAGATATTTTCCAAAGCTGAGGTTATTGCTTATGGAACAAGCGTATATTATCTGCGAGCAGATAGAACAATCAGAGATTTTGTTCAGCAAGGCAGAGTCCGTAGGTTAAGCGCAAAAGAACAAACAGTCAAAGGACTAAAAGGCAACATGGCTTGGTATGAATTTGTAAAGGTGTGAACCTATGGCAAGAATCAGATATTTAAAACCAGATTTCTTTAAAGACGAAGATATAAAAGAGCTTCCATTTGAGGCAAGACTATTCTATCAAGGCTTATGGATTCAAGCGGATAGAGAAGGGCGCGGAGAAGACCGTCCTGAAAGGCTTAAGGTTGATATCATGCCTTACGATGAGATTGATGCTGAGAAAATAATGCAACTGTTGGCTAACCCTAAGAAGAACGTTAAAAGACCGTTCATTAACCGTTATGAAATTAACGGAGAGAAATATTACCAGATAATCAGTTGGCAGAAGCATCAAAAACCTCATAAGACAGAACGAGTTAGCGAAATCCCGCCGCCACTTAAACAATCTTTAACCGTTAAGCAACCGTTAAATAACGGTTATGCCACAAATATCACAGTTGGGAATGGGAATGGGGATGGGAAAGAGAATGGGGAAGAGATAGTTTATAAACAGGCTTCGCCAGCTAAAGCTGTTTCTTTAAAAACTAAAGAATTGCTAGATTCTGTTTATAAACAAGGATTCAATATTTATCAGCTTATTAATAAATTTAAAAAAGATGCTGGGTGGAGTAAGGATCAGAATATTGATGAGGATGTTTTGATTAAGATTTGTGATCAGTATCAAAAAGACAAGGGCAAGATTCATCAGCCTTATCCATGGTTTATAAGAGTCTTAAGAATGGAGAGTGAGGCTTACTTTGCTAATAAGAACGTTGAGGAGGGTGAGAGCTTGAAGAATGAAAACACAGGAAGCATGGCAGATATACTTCGGCATATTCAGGAAGGTAATAGATCGGTGAAAAGATAATGGAGAAAATATTTCCAACGATATTAATTGTGCTTGATGTGTGCGCAGCTGTTGTTTATTTCTATTGCGGAGATATTAGACACGCAGTCTATTGGCTAGCAGCAGCAACTATAACAGCATCTGTTACCTACTGAATGGAGGATAAAATATTTATATTCAGTATAGATAAATGGGTCCTTCCCATGGGGGCTTGGGCCGAGGGTCAGGTGAGGCGCATGTTGTCAGTGATAGTAGAATTTTTTTTCGATGTCAGTGTCAATTATGTTTTTAGAGAGAAAGCCTTACCAGTGTGGCATTTTATGGCAAACACATTGCAAATAAACGAGTTAGGAAGATGTATTTCCTTTAAGAAAGGCGGAAAAGATGACAAAAATTAACGTTAACCCTGACATTGCCGATGTCAGTATGTCAGTAATTAAACCAGCTCCATACAACCCAAGAGAGATATCAGATGAGTCACTTTCAGGGCTTAGGCAGTCCTTGGAAAAGTTTGGCATGGTGGATTTGCTTGTTATCAATAAACGCAATATGCGAATCATATCTGGGCATCAAAGATATAAGATTTTAAAGGCAGAAGGTGTTGAAAAAGTTACAGCGATCATGGTTGATGTTGATGAGGTTGCTGAGATGGCAATGAATGTAACGCTTAACTCGCAGGAGATTGCAGGGCAGTGGACAGCGGCTTTGATTCCTTTGCTAGAAAAGCTACGAACAGAAGATAACGATGCGTATATTGCGCTTCGATTAAAAGAGCTTCGTGATCAGGTGTCTGAATTTGAAATGGAGAATATCGGAGCAGGTAAGAAATTACCAGACGATATTCCCGAACCACCCAAAAAGGCAATAACAAAGAAAGGTGATCTGTGGATTTTAGGAGAGCATAGATTGCTTTGTGGTGATAGCACAAAAGAAGAAGATGTCGCGCGATTAATGAATAATGAAAAGGCTGATTTGTTTGCTACTGATCCGCCTTACTGTGTTGATTATACAGGAGCTAATAGACCAACAGGCGGGCGTGATTGGTCTGATGTTTATCATGAAGTCGATATTCCTGATGCGAGGGAATTTATAAAAAAGTTCTATTCTGTTGGATTGAAATTTATTAAAGAAAACTCGGCATTGTATTTATGGCATGCCTCCAAGCGTAGATCAATGATTGATGATGTCTGTAATGAATTGGGCATTCTTGTTCATCAGCAGATTGTTTGGGTTAAGCCTTGTGCTGTTTTAACATTTTCTTTTTATTCGTGGCGACATGAGCCTTGTCTTTTAATGTGGGTCAAAGGTAAAAAACCTGCGTATCGACCAAAGGATAAATCAATTGGAACTGTATGGACAATTGATTATTTAAAAGCTGGAGATCCCACTACGCCAGAATACTACACAGATATTTGGGAGCTTGATTGGGAGGGAAAGAAACGTAACACAGGAATAGAGCATCCAACAGTTAAGCCTACAGAAGTCTTTGCAATTCCTATGCGTGTTCATACACAGCCAGGCGATATTTGCTATGAGCCTTTCAGTGGTTCTGGCTCACAGATTATTGCGGGCGAACGTTTGAACAGGCGTGTTTTTGCAATGGAATTAGAACCTGTGTTTTGTGATGTGGCAGTTAAACGCTGGGAAGAATTTTCAGGTAAGAAAGCAATATTGGAAGGGGCTTAAGTGGCAGAACAGAATCAAAATTTAGCTGGGATCGCGCGCAAGAAACGTTATCTCTATTTAATTGAAAAAATGTATAGTGGAAAGCCTTTATCAAAGCAGGAAATAAAGGAGCTTGAAGATTTTGAGGCAGAGCCGCTTGATGAGGCAATTGTTAAAACAACTGATGAGGTTGCCAAAATAATGGATGTTTCGTGGCGTACGGTTTATCGGTGGAAACGCGACGGAATGCCAGTTACAAAAGATGGTAATTATAACCTAGAGGAAATCAAAAAATGGTATGAGGATAAAATAGGCAGTGTTGATGAAGGTGCAACAGAAGGCAGGGCATATTGGGATGAGAAGATCAGAATGTATAAGGCGTCATTGCTTGAGCTTGAACTTAAGAAAATGACAGGTGAGTTGTTGCCAAGAGATGAAGTAGAAAAGAATCGCATCGTAAGAATTATAGCTGTTAAGCGGGCATTTCTTGCTTTGCCTACAAGGCTTGCATCAGCTATGGCAATGAAAGAGCCAAGAGAAATTGAAGCAATTCTTTATGAATCTATTGCAGAAATTATTGATGAATTTGCAGGAGAAAGAAAACCTAATGTCAAAAAGAAAGAAACACAAGCAAATCTGGACACAGCAGGAAAAATCAGCGTGGAAGCGCCCGGAAAAGATAACAGTCAGCCAATGGGCTGATAACTATCGTTATCTTAATCCTGTTACGTCTGCTGAGCCTGGGAGATGGAAAACATCACGCACGCCGTATCTTAAAGGCGTTATGGATGCTTTTACGGATAGTCAAGTTGAGGAGATTACGGTTATGGCATCCTCTCAAGTTGGTAAAACAGAAGGTATGTTTAATATGTTGGGATATATTATTGATCAGGATCCTGGACCCACGCTTGTTGTGTTGCCTCGAGAAAATGATGCAAAAGGTGTTTCATATAATCGCGTGCTTCCAATGATGCAAGGTTCTCATATATTGCGTAATCATTTACCAAAACTCGCAGATGATATCACAAAGCTTGAATATCGTTTGGATAGGATGATTCTTTATTTTGCTGGTTCAAATAGCCCTGCGGATTTGGCATCGCGCCCAATACGATATTTGTTCTTAGATGAGATTGATAAATATCCAAAGTTTTCAGGTAGGGAGGCAGATCCTATTAAGCTTGCCAGTGAACGGCAAAAGACTTTTTGGAATAAAAAGACAGTTAAGGTTTCAACGCCGACTACGCGCGATGGTTATGTTTTTCGTGAGTATGAGAAATCAGATCAAAGGAAGTTTTATGTGCCATGTCCTCATTGCGGAGGTTATCAGGTTTTGGTGTTCGGGCAGATTAAATGGCCAAAGAAAGAACGATCAATAGAAAAAATTAAGAATGAGAGGCTGGCATGGTATGAGTGTTGTCATTGCAATAAAAGAATAGAAGATTATCAAAAAAATAGAATTCTGCTTAATGGTGAGTGGGTTCCGTACGGAGCTGAGATAGATGATGACGGCAACATTACAGGTGATCATATCAAAAGTAAACATAGAGGATTTTGGATTAATTCTTTGTACTCTCCGTGGCTTACATGGAGTGACATCGTAGCTGAATTCCTAAAATCAAAAGATTACATTGAGCTTTTAATGAATTTTGTTAATTCGTGGCTTGCGGAGGTCTGGGAGGAGAAGATTGAGGAAACAACGGTTGATAAAATAAGATCACTATCATGTGATTACACGCAAGGTGTTGTTCCTGATGATGTGTTCGTGTTAACAGCCGGAGTTGATGTTCAAAAAGATCATTTTTATTATGTTATTCGCGGTTGGGGCTACTGTGAGGAATCATGGCTTATTCGCGCTGATAGAGTTGAGTATTGGGAAGATATTGTAGAGGTTCTTTTTAGAACAGAATATAAAAAGATTAATAGCAATGAAACCATTCCTGTTTATATGAGCTGTATTGATTCAGGATATCGCACAGATGAGGTCTATGCTTTTTGCAGGCAATGGCGAGATAAGACAAAGGCTGTTAAAGGACAAGAGGAGATAACTGGAGGCAGATTTTATCGTGCTTCAAAAATAGATATCAATTCAAGAACAGGGAGTGTTATTCGAGGCGGGTTAGTTTTATGGAATATTAATGTCACACAATACAAAGATAAAATCAGCAGGCTTGTTGCGTCAAAGGATCCTAGGAAATGGCATATATTTAATAATCCATTTGAGGAATATTTAAGCCAGTTTACAGCAGAGCATAAAGTTTTAATTAGAAATAGAAATACAGGAAAAGCTAAAGAAGTCTGGCAAAAGAAAAAAGCGGCAGTTGCTAATCATTATCTTGATGCGGAGGTTTATGCTGTAGCCGCGGCAGATATTATCAGGGCTTTAAATATTCGACAAGACGGAGCAACGAGAGTACATCAGCAAATTGTAAGCAATGAACATAGTCGTAGTAGTTGGATTAAGAAACGTGATGGGGCTTGGCTATAATGGGCGGGCGATGGCTTAATAGGCATGATAATTGGTTAAAGAAAAGAAAGGCACAAGAACAAAAGGAACAGATTCCTGTTGATGATTGTGATTATGGAGTAACGTTTATTCCGTTACGATGTCCAAGATGTAAAAGCAAAAATGTGAGATGTTATGTCAGTCGCCCACCGGTGAGGTATCATGTTTGCAGGGAGTGTGGGATGAAGT